ATGGGTAGACGTCATGACAACATTAAATACAGAGACAAGAGCTTATTTAGAAAACCTAGAATCAAGAGGAGAGGATATAGGTAAAGAACCAAGAATAACTTTATCCACTATTCATCAGCAAAAAGGCGGGGAAGCTGATAATGTCATTGTTTCCTTAGACATAGGTAAAATGGCTTATGATGATTATAAGAAAAATCCTATTAACGAGCATCGACTGTTTTATGTCGCCTTTTCAAGAGCAAAAGAAAATCTTTACATAGTAACACCAACAAGCAGGGAGGCTTATAGAGTATGAGTAAACAAATAGGAATGTTTAAACCGAAATCAGAGTGGTTACCACCACAAGAATTTAAAAATATTAAAGATGCAAAAAGAATTGCGATCGACTTAGAAACAAAAGACCCAAACATTACATCGAAAGGACCAGGTTGGGCTACTAATGATGGACACATTATTGGTGTTGCTGTCGCTGTTGATGGTTGGGAGGGTTATTATCCTATTCGACACGAAAATAGTTTTAACTTTGATCCTATTGTTACTTTAGATTGGCTAAAAGAAATGCTCTCTACTGATTGTGATAAGATCGCTCATAATGCTACTTATGATTTTGGTTGGTTACAAGCCGAGGGAGTAAGTTGGAACGGTCGTATTATTGATACAATGATTGCAGCTCCTTTAGTAGATGAAAATAAATACAGTTATTCTTTAAATGCTTTATCAAAAGAATATTTGGTAGATACAAAATCAGAATGGGCGTTGTATGAAGCGGCTGCACAGTTTGGTGTCGATGCTAAATCAGAAATGTATAAAATGCCTGCTACGTTTGTAGGAGAATATGCTGAACAAGACGCAGCTCTTTGTTTACGTTTATGGGATCGTCTACAAGAAGAAATTACTAAAAATGATTTACAAACAGTGTTAGATCTAGAACTAGATCTTTTGCCTATTCTTATGAAGATGAGAGCCAAAGGTGTTCGAGTAGACTTAGAAGCAGTTGAAAGAGCAGAAAAAGATCTTATTAAAAGAGAAAATAAATTATTAAAATTTATTCATGATGAAACAGGAATGAGGTGCGATATTTGGGCTGCTCGTTCTATTGAAGAAGTTTTTAAAGGATGTGGAATTGATTATCCTCAAACGGAAAAAGGTAATCCTAGTTTTACTAAAAGCTTTCTAGAAAATAATCCTCATGCAATTCCAAAAGCCATCGTAGAAGCGAGAAGCTATAACAAAGCAAGAGGAACTTTTACTAATATGATTAATAAATTTCATCATAATGGTCGTATTCACGCTAACATTAATCAATTAAGAAGTGATAGTGGAGGAACGGTAACAGGAAGATTTAGTTACAACAATCCAAACTTACAACAAATTCCTGCAAGAGACTCTGCTGATGCTGAATTAAAGATAGGAACATTGATTAGAAGTTTATTTTTACCTGAAGAAGGAGAAAAATGGGGTTCATTCGATTACTCTCAGCAAGAGCCGCGTTTGGTGGTCCATTATGCAAATAAAGTGGGACTTGACGGATCAAAAAAGCTTTTAGAGGCCTATAGAGATAATAAAAACACTGACTTCCATACGATCATGGCCGAGATTGCAAGTATACCTCGTAAGAGCGCTAAAACCATAAATTTAGGACTTTTCTATGGAATGGGTGTTGGAAAACTAGCAGATCAGCTAGGAATTGATCCTGATGAGGCAAAATCATTAATTAACCAGTATAACGAGAGAGTTCCGTTTGTTAGACAGCTTGCGGACAAAGTTTCTGATCACGCACAAAGAAAAGGAAGAGTAAGAACAATTCTTGGAAGACAATGTCGCTTTGATTTATGGGAACCAAAAAGTTTTGGAGTACATAAAGCTTATCCTTATGAGAAAGCAGTCGAAGAATATGGAAGTAATATTGGTTTAAAAAGAGCCGGAACTTACAAATCTTTGAACAGATTAATTCAAGGATCAGCTGCTGATCAGATTAAAAAAGCAATGGTGGAATTACATAAGGAAGGAATCATACCAATGATACAAATTCATGATGAATTAGCTATTAGTGTCGATGGCACAAAAGAACAACAAGATAAAATAATAGAAGTTATGGAAAACTGTTTGGAAATGGAGATACCATCAAAGGTAGATGTCTCAATAGCAGATAACTGGGGGGAAACACAATGAACTGTTGGCACTGTAATTCAGAATTAATTTGGGGAGGAGACCATGATATCTCTGAAGAGAATGAAGAATATGTAATTGTAACAAATCTTAGCTGTCCAAAATGTAAAAGCTTTGTAGAAGTGTATTATCCAAAGGAGGAAGAAAATGAGTGATAAAATTAATCCTAATTATTATAAAAATAAAACGATTGAAACAATCGATGCAATTGAATCTCAATTAACGAAAGATGAATTTATTGGATATTTAAAAGGTCAGATATGGAAATATCTGGCCAGACATCGTGAAAAGAACGGTATTGAAGATATTAGAAAAGCTCAATGGTATTTAAATAAACTAGAAAAAATGTTGTCAGTTGATGGTGTCGCTTAAAAGAATGGTAACGATAGTTAATAAATTAATGTTATTTGCAAGAGGCACTAAATCTAAAAACTTTTGCTAATACACACAAAGTTACCTTCCTGTATATTTTGATCGTTACCATTCTAACTAACAATATATCATATCTGTTGTGCAAAACAAACAATTCTTTTTTTACAATTGTTAATTAAAACCTTATCTCGAAAGGAAAAATATTATGTTTAATTTAACAAAAAGATCAATGAACCATTTCTTAAACTTATTTGCAAAAAAAGAAGATAAAGATGAAGGTATCAAACAATACTGTCAATCAGAATACAAAAAAGATTGGTATGCAGCTTACGTGACCTTTAAAGAAGAAGGTCGCTTTCCAAACTTTATTCGAAGAACTCTTTAAATAGAGTTGAACTCTTTTGTGGTACAGAAGCCCGTAATATATAAATCAGGGCTTCCTGTTTCCACATTTTTCTTAAAATAATCTACAAAATCTAAACATTGATCGACTGACTCAAATGTTTGATCGTTCATTGGTTCAATAATACAGGTTTTATCTAAAGGTGTGAATGTACTTTGCAAACAAGCAATAAGTACAACAAATACCTTCATTAGTAACTATAGATGATTTGAGGAAGATCTGTATATTTTGCTCTTTTATCTAAGTGTACGAAATTTTTAGCTAAACCAATTGTCCATCCAAGTTCCAAAGCTACTTGAAAAAGTTTGACTAATAGAACTCCATCAGGTCTTTTCATATCAATGGCGCAAGTATCAGTACCATACTTGTCGTTGTCAATTAAATGTAATGAATTACTAGAAGCAGGATAACCTCGTGATTGTAACCATTCGTTATGTTCTTCTGTTCTGCATCCTGAAGTAACCACGATCGGCTGTCCGTAAGCCTCTCTTAGTTCGTCTAAGTCTTCTGCAAAACCATCCTGTAACTGAAAAATACCTGTTGTTGGACAAGCGAGTTCAGATTCCTGGAAATATTTCATGTTCATCCCTTTCGTCTTTTTTACTAAATAAGTTTATAATAAATGTCTTTATTTTTCTAATCATTATTTAAACATATACCCTAAACCAGAGCTATTAAAAGGAACATTAAAACCTATTCTAGGGTCTATTTTTCCTTGATCAGATACAGAGGCACCAATATTTAATGGAAGACCTATTGAAGCATTAGGATATAAAGCTCTTACTGGATCAAAACTAGCATTAAAACCTAATGAACTTCCTTCTGGAGAAAAATTAACAAAAGGTATCGCTCCTCCTGATCCAGGTATATTTAAAGGAACATATTTTGATAAAGCAACTCCTGGAGCATCGTTAGAAGAAACTCCCGCAGACAAACCTATGTCATAAGGTAATTGAGTACCGATTCCCACGTTGTAGGAATTGTCTTCAGGTTTAAAAAAACCTCCATAACTTATTCCTGTCATGTCTCCTGTAGGAATATAGTTTCCTAAAGAAACTCCTTGGCTAGCAGGGTTAATGTTAATATTTCCAATAGGAGTATCCAAGTTTATTCCTGATAGATAAGCGTCAGTATAGTCTGAGGCAGTTTCCATGATGTCTTCTATACTTGGAATATTAAGGTTTTCCACTGTAGCGTTA